CTTGCACCCGGCGAAGAAAGGGGATTTGTGTTTGTCCTCGGCTATGGCAAAAATCCCAGAGACCGGAAATTCCTGACTCCCGGCGTCATCCGCAAGGATACCGCCTACCGGGTGCTGAAAAAGTTCTCCACGGATACATCCGTTGAGAATGCCCTGACGGAATTGGCGGAATATTGGGACAAGCTGCTGGGCGTCTACACCCTGGAAAGCGGCGACGAGAAGCTCAACCGTATGGTGAACATCTGGCACCAGTACCAGTGCATGGTCACCTTTAATATGAGCCGCAGTGCCAGCTACTTTGAGTCCGGTACCGGACGGGGCATGGGGTTCCGGGACAGCTGCCAGGATTTGCTGGGTTTTGTCCACATGGCGCCGGAGCGTGCCCGGGAACGCATCATCGACATTGCCTCCATCCAGTGGGCGGACGGCTCCACCTATCATCAGTACCAGCCTCTGACAAAACGGGGCAACAACGATGTGGGCAGCGGCTTCAATGATGACCCGCTGTGGCTGGTTGCCTGTACTTACGCTTATATCAGCGAGACGGGGGACTTTTCCATTCTGGAGCATCCCACGCCCTTTGACAATGTCCCCGGCAGCGAAGCGCCCTTGATGGAGCATCTGCGCAGGAGCGTCCGCTACACCATGAACCATAAAGGACCCCACGGCCTTCCCCTGATTGGCAGAGCCGACTGGAACGACTGCCTGAACCTGAACTGCTTCTCGGAAGAACCCGGCGAGAGCTTCCAGACCACCGGCCCTTCGGAAGGCCCTGTGGCGGAATCTGTGTTCATCGGCGGCATGTTCGTCCTCTACGGAAAACAGTATGCCTCGCTGTGCCGGTATGCCGGTCTGGACAACGAGGCGACGGAGGTGGAAGCAGCGATGGCGGAAATGGAAGCCGCTGTCAAGACCGCCGGTTGGGACGGAGACTGGTTTGTTCGTGCCTATGATGCTTACGGCAATGCCGTGGGAAGCCATACCTGCGACGAGGGCCAGATTTTCATCGAGCCCCAGGGTATGTGCGTCATGGCCGGCATCGGAACTGACGACGGCAAAGCGGTTCGGGCACTGGACTCCGTGCGGCAGCGGCTGCTGGGCAAATACGGCGTGGAGCTGCTGGCACCCTGCTATACCGTTTATCACAAAGAGCTGGGAGAAATTACCAGCTATCCTCCCGGATACAAGGAAAACGGCTCCGTTTTCTGCCACAACAACCCTTGGATCAGCATCGCGGAAACCGTTGTGGGCAGAGGGGAGAATGCCTTTGATATCTACCGCAGAACCTGCCCTGTTTATCAGGAGGAACACAGCGACATTCGCCGGGTGGAACCCTATGTCTATGCCCAGACGGTGGCGGCCCGCGCTTCTTACGATGAGGGCGCGGCAAGAAACAGCTGGCTCACTGGCACAGCCGCCTGGACGTTCGTGAATATCAGCCAGTATATTCTGGGTGTGAAACCCACCCCTGCCGGATTGCGAATCGACCCATGCCTGCCCGGGGCGCTGGAGGAGTACTCTGTCCGGCGCCGTTACCGGGGTGCAGCCTACCACATCCACGTGGTTCAGACGGGGACTTACAGCCTGCGCGTGGACGGTGAAAATGTGGCGGGCAATCTGATTCCCATGAAGGACGGGAAGAAAAAGTATCATGTTGAGGTGACAGTATGAGCAAGTTTCCAAAGAATTTTCTATGGGGTGTTGCCTGCGCATCTTATCAGTGCGAAGGTGCCTGGAATGAGGATGGGAAAGGCCCCAATATCTGGGACGATTTCTGCCATGACCCCGCTGCCAACAACATCAAAAACCGGGACACCGGCGACGTAGCCTGCGACAGCTACCATCGCTACCGGGAGGATGTGGCGCTGATGAAGCAGCTTAATATCAAGGCATACCGCTTCTCCATCAGCTGGGCGAGAGTCATACCTGACGGTGACGGCGAGGTCAACGAACAGGGACTCCGGTTTTACGACAATCTGGTAGATGAATTGATTGCGAGCGGGATTGAGCCGCTGATTACCCTCTACCACTGGGATCTGCCCAGCGCCCTGCAGGATAAGGGCGGCTGGCTGAACCGGGAGATTGCGGACGTTTTTGCACGTTACGCCCGTATCATCGCCCAGCGCTTCAAGGGACGCGTCCGAAACTTTATGACCATCAACGAGCCTCAGTGCATTGCTCAGCTTGGCTATGGAACAGGCAATCACGCCCCCGGCTGGAAGCTGCCGGAGGAGAAGGTGGCTCTGGTTTACCACAACCTTTGCCTTGCCCACAGCGCTGCCCAGCGAGCCATCAAGGAGGTATGCGGCAAGGAAACCCTTGTGGGCGTGGTGCCATGCGGGAGCCTTGCATATCCCGAGAAGGATACCCCGGAGGGAAGGGAAGCGGCCTACCGCGCCAGCTTTGACCTGAAGGTGGGCTGGAGTTTCAACGTTTTCCTTGACAGCCTGATTCTTCACCACTATGACGACAGTGCGTCGGATGCCTTTAAGCGCTTCGCCGCCACCATTGATCCCGGGGACTGGGATATGATGGAAACGCCGGACTATCTTGGCCTGAATATCTATCAGGGCTTCATGGTCAACGAACAGGGCGAGGAAGTCAAGCGCAATCCCGGCTTCCCCCTGACCGCTTGCAAGTGGGGCGTCACGCCGGAAGTGCTGCACTATGGCCCTATGCACATCTACCGCCGCTACGGTCTGCCCATTTACATCACCGAGAACGGCCTGAGCTGCAACGACAAGGTCTATCTGGACGGGAAGGTGCACGACCTTGACCGGATTGATTTCCTGCACCGTTATCTTTTGGAGTTGGGCAAGGCCATCGAGGAAGGAACGCCCATCCGCGGATATCTGCAGTGGAGTTTTCTGGATAACTTTGAATGGAGCTCCGGCTATGACGAGCGCTTCGGCATTGTCTACGTAGATTACCGTACCTGCGAGCGAATTCCCAAGGAATCTGCTGCCTGGTACGCCGATGTCATCGCGACCAACGGTGAGAACTTATAAAGAAGCTGCTTTCTACGAAACGTTCTGAAATCAATAATCCTCTTTTCAGATACACACTAGCTGCTTCTTCAATGCGGTTATGTCACATTTCAAAGGACAGATTGAAAAAGTCAAGTCAAAGCACGTCTGTTTTAAACGCATTTTCATCAGCGGGATGTATACCGACGGAACCATGTTTGATGGAAAAGAGGATCACGTCTGGATGGACAAATCCGGCTTTGAAGAGTACGCCGTTGGTGACGGTGTTTCGTTCGGTGCCGAGGTCTACCGCTATGTAAAACCGGAAAAGGAAAATTGATTGACTACGGACTGCGTAACCCGACAGGCATTCAAAAAATCGAAGCCTATGAGCTACCCAGCGATGACGCGCTGATTATGCAGGAAGTTAAACAGCTTATCTGCGAGACTTGCTTTCTAAGCGAGCAGTGCAATCGCAATTAGACTGTCCTGCTGCCTGTGGCTTCGTGAACCTCAATCCTGTCAATAGCAGTCAGGTCACAAATGGTCAAGAGCAAGACGAGCGGCGTACCGCCGCCCTTGACCCTTTGCGCCC